TATCGTACACCCATTCACATTTTTATCACAAAATATTGACTGAGAGGCGATATAAGGCCACTTTTTAGGTAACCCTATACCTACCCCTCAGTTAACCGCTAATTAACCTTAAAACGGCTGTGAGTGGCTCAAGTTACGGTTTAATACCTGGATCAAACCACCCAAAGTGCCAACCAAGTCCTGCCATAAGAGCAATAATCAGTACTGTCATACCCATATCGAATAATTTCATTTAATAAGTCCTCAATTTAACTGGTTTTTCTTTTGGTTTCTTCCTAGTTTGCTTTGGTTTTGGTGTAGGATTCTTGTATCCTTTTAGTTTAGGCATAAGTTACAGTCCTTTATGGTTACGAATTTCACCTTTTACAGAGTCATAAGGGAAACGAGTAGAAACTGACCTAGCTCCTTTATGTTTCACTGTGAGTGGAGCTGTGTTTTTAGGTGGAGGTACTGGATTACGTCTCCCAAGGCTCGAATTGAAGCCCCCTGAACCCACATCCCCCCTGATTTTTTTGGCATCTCTCATTCTTGTACTCCTTCTTTTTATTAGGAATTACTCTAGTTCGGAACCTTTTGTCCCTGAACATCTTGGATATGACTTGATCTTCAAGTGCATACTTATTTTTCTTGTCTATAGGTATCATTTTTTTCGTCTTATTCGTACCGTGGTCCCTTCATCTAAAGGTTTGAGCAAAGCTTTATTAGGACCACGAGCTTGGGAAGCTTCCTCTACTATTTTATTGGTTTTGTTTTGTCTACTTTTTAATATATCTCGTCTAAGTTCGTTCTCAGCTTTTTTTTGCTTTTCTTTTTGTTCTTTTGTAGGTGACTTATACTTCTCCATATTCTTGCCCCATTTCTTACCAAGAGTAAGAAGACCAGCAGTAGCTCCGGCTGCCCCAACAGCCTTAAGTGCGTTCTTTGCTATTCTTTTTTTCTTCTCAAAAGCTTCTCGTTTTTTACTAAGACTACCTTTTGTTTGCTGCTTCTTAGACCCAGGCCAGTTTTTTGGTTTCTTCTTTTGTTTGTTAGGGTCAACTTTAGAGCTCTTTCGCTGAGTTACTGTCTTTAGTTTTCTCTTTGATCCTTCCCCTATAAACTTTTTTCCAGCAGCAGTTTTCTCTTTAACTTTCTCAGCTTGTTTCTTTGTAATAGCTTTTCGTAGTTTTTTAGCTGCACCCTTTTTTAACTGTTTACCGATCATATAAGTAGCTAATCTAATACCCAATCTAGCAGCAACAACAGCAATTACAGGTAAAGGCATTTTAAACTATCTCCTATTTCGTGGTTTCATTCTCTTTGGTGAAGCAGGCTTAATCTTAGGATCTAAGAGTCTCCTTCGTAATTGTTGCGGTGAAGCAGACTTAATCTTAGGATCTAAGAGTCTCCTTCGTAATTGTTGTGGTGAAGCAGACTTAATCTTAGGTGGAAATCTTTTAGGTGGGTGACTAGCTACCAGTGGTTTTAATTGTTTTGGTTTTGATCTTTCCATTTTAAGCAGTCTCTCTATTAAAGGGAATACACCCCAAGTTAAAGTTAGCAGGGATTTTGATTTTATCTTTTGCTAGGTCTTCAAAAAACTTGGTATGAGCTTCAATACAAGCTTGTTCACTAGAAAAGGTTTCCACTATTTCTCCATGTTCAACTGCTATAGGAACAATAGTAAGGTTTAGATATATAGATATTAGAAGCCACATAAATAATTATGTTGTATATTTAGAAATTTTAGATTTACCTCTAGCTCCTCGTCTTGAGTGTTTTATTGGATCAGGTGATTTATTAATACTCAAATCAGAATGACGAGCTGTAGAAGCTCGTGGTGAAGGAGATGATAATGAAGCTAGTTCTTCTTTAAAAAAATCTTTATTAGCTGAATTAATACTGGTTGCATCACGTTGAACTGATTCTAAAAAAGAACGATGTTTGGGCCTAGGTAAGCTTTTAGATATCGTAGAAGCCCAGTGCTGTTTAATCATTAATACACTAAGTACTCTGCCCAATAAATTACTCATATTTTAACCCACACGTTTTCATCTTCATAGCTTTGGTCTACGGTTGACATAAATGATTTAATATTCTCTTCAAATTGAGCGTTCTTACGTTCATTATAAGCTAGGCTTTCATCAGCAGCCATTTGTTCTACCCAATAGTTAACTCCCATAGCTAGGACATCAATACGATCATCATATTGAAGAGATCCTTTATCACGAGTGAGTCTAGTCATCTGGTAAAACAGTTGTCTACGAGGTTCATCTTTAGATTTCTCGTAGTCTTGTTCAGCTTCATTAAAGTCTATTACAAGCCTGTGTTGGTTCATAATAGGCTCCAAGACATCAATAATTCTAGCTTCTTTCTGCTTGGAGTGTTTAATCTCTTCTACATGACACTGATGGTATTTATTAAGTACAGGTTTAAATAGTTCAGTATACATACCATCACCAAAATTAGCTTCTATTTCTATTACATTAACCTTGTGTTTCTTGGCTATTTTAGCTAATTGAGTTAAAGTACCATGATCATAGCCACCTTTAAGTCCACCAACAGCTAGAACAAAGATCTTACCATTGAGGAGTTTAGTGACAACATATCCTGTCTCATCAGCTCCTCTACCACTTGGATCTAGGTGGAGAGCAGCTCCAGTGTACTCATAGTAATCCTTAGAGACTTCAAATGGTTTATAGAAGTAGTCTCCAGTTAAACCTACGGCTGGTAAATCAAGTAAATCATCTTTACCATAGAGAACTCTTCCTGGACCTCTATCAGAATCTAGGGGGATTACCAGGAGATCTCTAAGCTTAAGAGGATAGCGTTGGTCATCTTCACCTGAAGTGTCCAACATAAACTGGAGAGAAAATCCAGATTTACCATAAGAAGCCTCACGTTCTGTAAGGTCCAGATCATCGAATCTAAGTGGATCTGTGGGGATATTAGTCTTAATAGGAAGAGTACTTATAAATGGAGAGAGCTTTGAACCATAGAATTCTCGTAGTCTACTATCAGGCATCCTTGCAGGCCAGATTCTACACTCATACCCTCTATCTTGTAGGCTACTATAGAGAGACTCCTCAACCTGTGGTGTACCCAAGTAAACAATACGTCCAACTGTAGGCATAACTACAGCATCAAATTCCTTTACAACTTCTCCCAACTTATCTCTCATGACTTGGGTAAGAGCATTAGAGAGTACTTCTACATCATCTGCAATAATTATATGAGCACGAGATCCTACTATCTGCCCTGTAATACCAACAGACTTAACAGAAGGAGCGTGGGAAGCCCTAGAAGGAGCAACATCAAAAGCAACATTAGAGCTTCTCTGATCCTCTCTCGCCTTGAGATGTTGGAGGATAGGCATCTCGTGAATGATTCTTTTAGTAAACGTAGAAAAGTCATCAGATCTTTGTTTAGATGCAGATACAACTAGAAATTTAAGCTGTGGATCACATAAGAGTTTCCATACAACAAAAGCTGAAGTAATCCAGGACTTCCCAACTCCCCTAAAAGCTTGAATTATAAGTCTCTTGGGGCCATTCTGTAAGTAGTCTGCTATGTCATATTGAATAGGAGTAGGATCTGGTAAAGCAAGATGTTTCCAAGCTAGGTAGAGAAAGTTCCTGAAATCAGACTTAATTAGCTCTAGCTGAGTCTCTTGGGGTTTCATCAAAAGGAAGTTCCTCTATCAAGTTCTTTATATCAATATTATTAGTACCAGCACACTCAATATTATTATCTCTAAGAAACTGCCTTGCCACGTTAAGGTCTGCTGGAGAAGCTTCCCCTGATAAAATCTTTTCTTTAAGTATTCTGGCAAGTATCCCATGAAGTTCACCTAAATCCTTTTCTGTACTTTTATTGCTCATAATTACCTCGCTGAAAAGCGTTTACTTTTAGATGTTTTGCTACTTCCTGAAGATATACTTCGTTTTTTAGTAGAACTACTTTTTTTTCTAATACTTAAATTACTAGAACTTCTACTAGTTGAAGACGTAGTTTTTTTATTCCATACTGCTCTACCATAACTGTCTTTAGAAGCAGTTTTACGTCTTTCTCGTTCTTTATTACCTATAGCATCATTAGCTAAGTTCTTTGTAGGTGTATTTGCAACAGGAAAACCGGTCCCCCAAGTATATGGAACACCCAAAGAATTATTTAGTCCGTTCTGTGGAAACATACCAGAACGAAATCCGGGGTTTTGTTGTTCTGCTGCAACACCAGCAACCGCTAAACACATTGGTTATTCCTCATCTTGACAGTTCCTTAAGAGATTATATTGTTTATGTAACCAAGCATCAGTAACCTTATAGTGGTGCTCATCTATTTTGACTATTTCCATGTCACTTGGAATGATTACTGCTTTGTCTGTCATGCAGCTTACTAAAAAGAAGGGTAATACGAGAACTATCCCCATCTGCAATAGCCTGATCAAAATCTTCTTTTCTTTTAATACGTTCACGTTCTGGTTTTCCTTTCAGATACCACAAAGCTATCTGGAAAACAGCCTTAAGTAGTCCAAAGATTCCCATTATTTTACTTTTTATTCTTTAGGATATGGCGGTCTATGCCTAGTTTCCAAGTAATACCACCTGTCATACCAACTAAAGCCCAAGTTTCAGGGGCAAACGCATGATATCCCATCATTTGACAGATACACATCATGATTCCCATGAGCATCATAAAGTAAGTCTTATATCCTGGCATAAAACTATCAAAGACTCTAAGAATCGGTTGAATAAGCTTTTCCATGTTTTTAGTTCTCCTGTGGATCATCTAATAGTCGTACTTTATTAATAATAGATATAGGAATACGACCTATACCCCGATATGCCTGAGACATTTTTGGATCTAAATCTTTATTATAACCAATAGTTACATATTTACCACTAGTTCCTATATAAAAACCTATAGTGTCATATAATGTTTCTGTGTTTTCTAGAGTAGAACCTAATGTTATTTCTTCATTAGAATCATCATAAGCATCAAACCAAGTGATAACTATAGGGGAACCCCTAGTTAAACTCTTAAGAATCTTTTGATTTGGTTGGTCCATACTCAGTTCCCCTATGCTCCAGTAAATGTGAAAGAATTAAATTATTACTGTTTTTTAGTGGCTCTAAGCTGTCATCTAAGTTTTCCCTAGTTAAAAGAGAACGCTCTACATCATCTACTCTTTCTTCTAGAGCATCTAATCTACCAAAAAGTCTGTTCACAATCCAGGCTCCTATTGATGCGATAATGCCAAGCAACCAATATACTACATCAGATGCCATTTCATTGAATTTCTCCACAATCGCCTCGCACTTCGTCCATTACTATTTTACTGGCAATGTTCGCACCAGCATTAATTGCCACTGTTTCAACTAGTCCTCCACTACAGCCACCTAAAAGTAAAGTTGCAATCAGCATAATTTTCACTCAATCCACTCCCACCTCTTGCAACCAGCCCCATTATCTGTGAAATCGTATGCAATACACTTCCACCAAAATAAGATGTCCATCGTTCTAGTAATTAATTCCTATTGCTTTCAACTCATCGGGTGTCGTTGCAGCATCAGCTAATTTAGTGATATCACGCAACCTATTTTTCTCTGCAACGATAGCAGACGTATCTGCACCAGCTTCTTGAGCCCTTATAAACAAAACATCCTGTGCCTCAAGTAATGGTTTGCGTTCACCACGTAATCGTTCTTTAGTTATCTCTTTTGCCTTGGCTAAGTTAATTGTTATCATTCACCAACTCCATCTGTTAATAGAGATTCATCCACTTCCCAAGCACCCCGAAACGTGCGATCACTTGAAATAGTAGAAGTATCTACGATTTTGTATTTCTTGCCCGTTGGCACACTCTTCTTAGCTAGCTCATCCACTGTTCCTGCCCATTTAGGTGAAGGGCAAACTACAGCGACTCCATCTCCTTCTTTGTAAATTATTCTCTTCATAATTTTTAATCTCCAATGCATACGACACAAATTACGGGAACATCTTCAGCTTGATTAGCATCATTTCGGATATTTAGTTTATGAGCGGTTGTACTATATCCGCTACTGACTCCCATATAGCACCGGCAGTCCGCAGGGTCTGCATCATCACCCGCTGATCCAACCGCAGCATAGTTAGCAGCTAAAGCCGAGGTAAAAGTCATGGTATAAAGTCCGGTATCGTGGTCAGTGATCGAGGCCACGTTGAGTGAGTCATCGATTGCGATTGTGCCTGTCCCATCAAACCGAATCCACGCTTTCGTGGAGTCATCTCCAAATCCAGTAGCAGTTCCACTATTCACTATACTTGCACCACTCGGCACGGTAAACGTATCGCCAGAATCGCCCAGAGTGAAAGCCGTGCCTGTGGCTGGACTGATCTTGTTTGTTTTTACTTCACTCATCGTTACTCTCCGTTAAAAGTTTACGGTTTTGGATATTTATTTTTGACTTCGGCCCTACGTCTATCAATCTCAGCTTTATCTTCAGAGTCGTAAAGGGCTACCACCAGTTCTTCTATAGATGGATACTCTGCTTGACGATCTCGACTATATTGTTTGCTGTCATAGTCAGCCTTCAGTTCTACCTGTTTAGCTTGAATATCACTCTTACTAATTACTTCTGTTCCAGCGTTCCAAGTGATTTTTTCGTTCTCAGTGCCTTCACCCCGAACTAATATTTTTGCGTTTGGATTTATCGCTAATACCGCCGAACAAATGTCGTACATCGTTACTACTCCTTTAAAATTTTATGGCGTATATTCAGTTATTGTAATCGATGACTGCGGAATACCTCCAAACATTTGCCCTCCGGGGTAGGAAGTGCGACTATTGAAATATGTTGTTCCACTCGGGGCACCACAGTGTACTTTAAAAGTTTGTTCAGAGGTTGAACCAGCAACAATGTGGTGGGTTAAACTTATGGCAACTTGTTGATTGGTGTCAGGTGTTTCGGTCATCCACGCAACTGCTAATGCATTTTCTGTTGAATCTTTAAACAACGCAGTTATCATAATTTGATTAGAGGCAGAGCTTGTAATAATCGTGAGAACATCAATTCTTAAAACACTTGTCGCAGATGTCGGAGTTATGGTTCGTGACATGTAAAGATCGCCCTCG